CACCGTCCGCACCTTTTGGACCCGTTTCGCCACGTTCACCCTTGTCGCCTTTTGGTCCTGTTAGATATTGCAAGGCTGAGAAACGGTCATGACCGTTTCCGACCTTGACCTTACCTGTATCGCTTTCAACACCTAACTCACCATCAAGTAAAACAAGAGGGCTATTTGCCCAATCGCTCGCTGGCATACGCTTATGCTGTACTCTAATTGGAATTGTTTCCGTCATGTTCTACCTCCATCAAAAATTAATGTTGGATTTTCGTTCCAACTTCCGTCATATATTGAATTCTGTCCGTCCGCAATAGTTCTATAAGTAGGCTCAAACTCGATACGATTTGTCCGATTATCAACCGTCGCAAACTGAACTGCGTTCTGATACCAGTCCCCTGAGAAGGTCAGACGATAGCCGTCGTTATAAACTGATAAGACTTGCTCCTCTTTATGGGTTAAGTCTTTGTCAATTTTTGGCAAGTGTGGATTAGCAGGCTCAAAAAGAACATGTCCACCATAGAACGGCGTTTTGTTCACAATTACAGTCACATCCGTCTTTCCATAAGTCGTACATGTTGCTGACCAGCTAATGACGTACTGCTTACCTAATTCAAAGCCTTCACCGTTATGTCCAACTTCGACATAATCAGTACCTAAAGCAATCTTCTTAGCAGTGCTACCACTGAGGCGATTTTTATTATACTTAGCGGTTCCATCACCACCAATTAAACCAGCGTTGATTCTTGCGGTCTCGCTGACTTGTTCTAATTTCTTACTCAATTCAGCGATTGAGTCCGCACCACTCATCAACTCTTCACGGATACGCTTCACGAATTCAGGGCGCTCTTTGTCTATTTCTTCATGGATTATAGCGCCAAACTCTTCAGCTTTGGCTTTAATAGCATTCACTTCATCCGTAAATTGATTTCTCAATTCTTCATTTTTTCGGTCAAAAGCAAGGTCAGCATTCTTAATTTCTCTTGCCAACTGTCGTTCAAACTTACTTTGAAATTGCTGAGTTTCACCCTTGACGGCATCACTAACTACACTACCAATCGCATTCGCAAGACCTGACTTAAACTGGCCAAAACCAATTGTCTTCAATTTCTTGCCCATTGGTGAGTAAGTGTACTTATTAATCTTCTTGCGCACATCAAGATTGTAGACATCGTGAAATAGACTCACAATGTCATATATCTGGACAGGCACGTCACTCTGGCCGACAACTTCAAGCTCAAGGCTATCTTCCATCATGTCACAGAGCGATGTTCGATAATACTGCTCACCATACTTACGAAGGCTTGCTTCATCCTTCACATCCTGATCATTAACCTCAATCACATCTTCGTAGATTTGACTGTACTTGTTAACGAGCGGACTATCCACAACTACAGAAAACTTGCGGTCAGGCGCCTTTTCTCCCTCACCTTTGACTGTCGTGGTGAAAGTAATTCGAGTCTTTAAAGACTTGGTAGAGGTTTTGTGCTGATAGCTAGACAGGTTCTTTTTGTACATAAAAAGCGATTCGTTTTCCGAACCGCCATTTTTTAGTAATCGTACTTGATACCCATGTCTGACTAAATCACCGCCCCATTGACCAATAATAGAATGCTTATCTTTCGCAAATGCCTCCATGGCATTCTTAGATTCAACATTGAAGGTGTGTCTATCTTCAATATCAGAGAAAAATGAGAATGGATTGTCACGAGTAATGCTCCCAGCAAATTGACTTAAAGCAGTCGAACCAGTCACTCTATCCAAAGAGATAGAATTGACCACATAGTTATTCAAGAGAGTGAATACTTGGTTAGCATAGACCTGAATATAGCCATGCTTCTTCTCAACCTCGAAAATGACAAAATCCTGCTCGCCGTGTAGATCATCAGCAGTCAAGAAAGTTTCTTCTCTCAACCGTTGCCATAAAATGTTGTTAGTAGGGAATTTGAATATTAATTGATAGGTGCTATTTGCTTCTTGTGTGATGTTATCATCGTACGCGGCATTAAGAGGAATATTCCCTTCTGTTAAGTAAATCATACTCGATACCTCCAATTAGGACGAATAGTCACCTTGCGTACATTACCAGTAAATGTCACACCATTACTACCAACAGGTATTTCAAAAAATCCTCCACGTTTTCTAAGAGTGTTCTGCACTGTCCCACTGGCATTAAAGATATTTTGTTTTCCTTGCCTGCAATCGATTGTAGTTTTTGTATTTACAGTCAGATACATGGTCTTATTGCCAATTGTAAGTGATACATCCCCATCGCCCTCAATCTCGATGATAGGCTCTGAATAGACCGTACCGATATTATCAATCGTTCCAGCGCTTGTTAATACGACTGGTGCGATATTCTTCGGATATCTGAACGGTTGCATGTCTAACTTGATTTCTAAATTCCAAGCATCATTTCCAAAAGGTTTATAACTAGCATTCACAAAGTTAGCATAAAACAATGAGCCAAGCTGATAGCTAAATTCCAAAACATTATCATTCGATTGAAACTTATCAAGAATACTTTCAATATCAACCATTTTTTTAACGTAGAGAGTGAAGGGCCTTTCGTAACTGTCGAAAGAACCGTCTAACACACGGTAACTCCCATTAACTCCATAAAGAGTTGCCTTCTCTCCTTTTGGCGTAGCCGCCTCCACCTTCCCAAAGTCAGTCACAACACAATTAGGAAGGGTTGATGTGTTAAAACCATTGATGATCATATAATCCATTAGATTCCCTCCCTTGCATAAATTGCACCATGTTGTTCATAGGTTTTTAGCGAGATAATGTCATTGTCCAGATAAATATCTGACGATTTTTCAAGGATAGCAGTAAGGATTCTCTCCATACTTGCTCTCAGATTCGCTATCTCAGACACGGTTTTACTTTCACGGACCTCAAATTGGGTTGACGGCATAGCCAATTGTGTCTCAAGGGTTTTAGTAAGGGATACAGAGGAATTAAAATCCAGGTTGTCTTCTGAAAATACATCTGAAATTTCATCAACCATTCCTCCGACCGTTTGTTTGACATTCTTAAATTGCTCTTGTAATCCTTGATCTAACCCGTCCATGATAGCATTACCGGCTGGAATTAATAATTTTCTATCGTACTCGATTGGCCCTTTGTGGTCTCGAATCCAGTTTGCAATGCTTCCTACGAAGTTTGTTACAGCGCTCCAGGCTGATTTTAACCCACCGAGGAAGCCATCCATGATAGCTTTCCCAGCTCCTACTAAGTCGATGTGCCATAATCCGTCGAAGATTCCAGTAATTCCAGAAACTAAGCTATCAACAGCATTAGACATAGCGTCCCAAGCGGCTTGCGCTCCAGAAACTAATCCGTCGATGATTCCTTGAACTCCAGAAACTAATCCATTCCAACCTGCAACAGCTGCACCAGAAATAGCGTCCCATAGTCCGCTCAAGAATTCGGCCATTCCATTAAATGTGGCTTGGACACCTCCTACAATTGCGTCGACTGCCCCTGAGAACACCGATTTAATACCTTCCCACATCATTGATATTCCATTCGAAATTCCATCCCAAATAGCACCTAAATCCGTTCCTAATTGCCCGAAATTAAGTGTTACTAAATCAATGATAATTAAGATTGCTCCAAGGAATACTGATTTGATAACTTCCCATACTCCAGTTAAGTATGTAACATATCCATCAAATATTTGAGAGATTCCTGAACTCATTCCGTTCCATAGGCCCATGAATGCGTCGATAAATGGTTGAACCACTGCCATAATTGCGCCAGTGATTGCACTCCAAATGGCTGTTGCTACACTTACAATACCTTCCCAAATAGCAGTTGCTGTTTGGGCAATGTTATTCCAAGTATCAATCAAGAAACTTGAAATAGAAGTCCATGCACTAGACAGGAATTCTGTAAATCCTTGCCAAATAGCTTTTCCTGTTTCTGTTTGAGTAAAGAACCATGTTAATGCAGCTACTACAGCAGTAACTCCTACAATTAAGGATGTAAATGGATTAGATGCCACAACCGAACTAAATATCCAATATACGGCTCGTGCTACTTTTAACGCTGTCGTAAATTTTTCAATTGCACTTTTAACAGTATTTACTATCAATAGTGCGGTGAATCCTCCTACGACACCAGCTAGTACTGCCGTTACAGAATCGACTGCGGCTGGTGTTTGGTTAATCCAATCTACAAACTGCTTAATCCATTCAGTTACTGTACTAATAGCACCAGTAATGCCTTCGAATGCTGTACCTAGTTCTCCTACATCTCCACTTATTCCAAGAATGCCTTTTAATTGGTCAACAAATCCTCCAAACAAGTCACGAATACCACTAACTGCACCTTTAATATTTTCAAAAGCCGTTGATAGGTTATTGATAATCGTTTGTGTAGTAGATTCACCGAAGATAGCTGTTAATCCTTCTTTGATGGCGAATCCTAGCACTTCTGGAATGGCTTTAACCGCATTTTTTAGCAGCGGAATGAAGTTTCCAAAAACAAACGTTTTAACGGTTTCTTTTAAGGCCTCTAACGATGGTGTTAAATCCTCTCCAAGGGCCATATTTCCAAGCACGTTTTGTGCTGCAGCCTTCATGGATGCAAATGAACCGGTGAATGTAGTAGATGCTTCTTTTGCGGTTGTTCCGGTAATGTCTAAGTTTTCTTGGATCGCGTGGATTGCTTGATAGACATCAGATAAGTTATTGATATCGTATTTAACTCCAGTGAGTTTCTGAGCGTCAGTAAGAAGACGTTGCATTTCCTCTTTAGTACCGCCGTAACCTAGCTTTAGATTGTCTAACATCGTATAATTCTGCTTAGCGAATCCTTGATATGCAAATTGAATGCTTTCCATCGATGTACCCATCTTGTTAGCATTATCTGACATATCAATCATTGCCATGTTTGCTATCTCTGCAGCCTTCCCAGTATCACCACCAAGCGACTGCAACAAACTCGCGCTAAATCCTGTTACGGATTCCATATATGCGTTAGCAGACAAACCGGATGTTTTATACGCTTCCTTAGCGTATCCCTTAACGATATCGGCACTGCCTTTGAATAGCGTCTCAATCCCACCAAGAGACTGTTGAAGTGCTGCACCCTCGTTTAATGAAGAAGATAAGGTATCCTTAAGAACTTTCCCAATACCAATCGCAGCAATCATTTTAGTGACTGTCCCAGCAAAGCTTTTCATAAAACCTTGACCAGCTTTGTCTCCGGCTCCGACTACTTCTGTTCCCATAGCCTTCTCAATCATTCCTTTGATTCCGTCAGCCGATGGAATTATCTGAACATAAGCAGTACCTAATTCTGTTGCCATTAAGTTTCCTCCTTCCCTAATAATCTATTTCTTTCTCTTAAGAACTCCTCGCCCGAACTAAATGTCTGAGTATCTGACTCTGATTTGCGCTCATCTATACCTAGTAATTTTCCTAAAATCGATTGAGGCATATTAGTGCCTTTTGAACCATCTTTCGTCTTCTGCCATGCTAGTATGCTTAATCTATCCACGGCACAAGCTAGTAACGACTCTTCTAACGTGATTCTATTTCCAGACATGATCATCTTAATTCTTGAGTTTGGTCTTAAACCTAAAGAAAAAACGGCCACCGTTAAAACTGGTAGCCGTCGATAGTCATAGATATGATAAGTTTCTGCTAAATCGCAAATTAAAGCATCTTCATCAGTCACAATCATTCTTGCAAGGGCCATTATTTTTTTAAGGCTTTAGCCTGTGTGAAAATCTCAGTAATTTCATCATTCATTTTCTGAATGGATACACATCCATTTTCATCTCGTACATGATCTTTTAATGCAGCCGCTGCAGCAGGGCCTAGAACTTTTCGAACGACTTTAGAAATTAGAAGAGGATTCTCTTCTAATTCTACAAGTAGTTCTAATAGCTCATAGTCATCGTTAATTGTGCTTTCATTGATTTGGAATTTAAATCCGGAAGATGTTTTCCCTTTAATCATAATTAACCTACTTTCTTAATGTATTCGTAATGAGTGGCTCCGTCGCCATCAGGGAACGCTGATAAAGTAGTTTCGTAACCGATGTTTTCTCCACCAGCATACTTAACGTCACCTACTTCTGATACTTTAGCAAGCGGAAGTACCATACGTTTAATAACTCCTGATTTTAGTACCATATCCACTACAAATGATTTTTCTTCGTAATCTTCAGCTTTAGCTTTAACAGTGATTCCTGCTTCTAAAGTTCCAGTTACGTTCTTTTCACCGTAAATTAATTTCAATACGTGTAAGTTTAATGCTTCAATTAAAGTGAACTTGAATTTGTCCTCTTTTTCTTTCAACGTTGTGTTTACGATTGCACCGCCCCATTCCTTAACGTTGTCAGACGATGCACTGTTAGCATTTTCTAAACCGTCTTCCGATACGAAACCTAAGTTTACGAATGCAGCATTTAACGCTGTTTCTGCGTCAGTAGGTAATTCTGTACCTGTTGGTGCCATATAAATAGCTCCACCAATCTTAGGCTTAGCTGCGGTTACGTTGCTCGCGTTGTTTTTTTCTGCCATATTTTTCCCTCATTTCTAATAATGTCTGATATCAAACACTGCTTGATATCTGTATTTTTTTGATTCTGTATCTGTATAGTTGTAATCGCTGTTTAAGCTAACATCAGATACGTCGTTTAATTCGACTAACTGTTCAACTATCTCTTTTACATTCTCATTCAACAAAGAAGCCTCATACATCGACTTTCCGTAAGATTGGAAAGCAAATGTAGAGGCTAATAATTTATTTCGCTTAGAGCTACCTGTTTTTTGAATTAATACAAATTTATCTGGCATCTTAGGTGCAAGCTCGAATACAACTGGGCATTCTAACTTAGCTGTCATGAATTTTCTAATTTCAATTTCTATCAACCTCTCACCGCCTTCAATAGTGTATTGTTTTTCTTATTATCCTTTTTAGCTTTAAATGTAGCAGCTTTAACTCGTCCTGTGGCACGTTTCTGACCGATTTGAGTATCTGCTTCATATCCAGTTCCTGCTCGACTAGCAATCTCGTTGGCTCGTTCACTAATCATCTTCCGAACAGACTCAGATTTTAAAAATTCACCAACACCTTTTGTGTTTAACTTGAATTTAAATGAGTTACTCATATCTTTCTACCGTCACTTTCTTGTGCCAGGCAGTTGGTACCATAGATTCAATTCCTTCTACAACTGGTCCGAATGTTCGAAATGTTTCCCCAAAGAATTTAACTTCCCTATCTTTCCAATTATGAGTATCTCCTTTAGGAATTCCGAGTGTATACACTGCTTTCTTTCCATACAGTTGAACCTGGTTAATGATGTCAGTAGCTTCAGTAGGAGAAACTAAAACATTCTCTACCTGAATTTCTACATCATCGTATGTTTCAGCACCCATTTCATCTTCACCAGTTTTAACACGATCTACTAATGTGACAGTAATTCCTTTAATCATAGAATTCTATCACTCCAATCCGTTGCTTAGTGAAGCCTAATCGTTTCAATTCTGCATTTTTGATGAAGATACCACCACCAGGAACGAGATACGAGCCACTCACTGAGTAACCTAGAGCGCTTTGGCTGAATTGAGTCATCGGCTCTTGTTCTGTAGAAGTCATTAATGTACGAGCTACAATATCAACTACTACAGACTTAACCACGTTCTCATAACTAGAACGCTCTACAACCATGTTATCTAAATCTTTTCCATAGCGACGAGCTTCTTCCCTCAGCATGTCAGATACAGTGGCAAGAAGCGCCTTCGCTCTATCAAGTTCAGACGGTTGCAGTCGTTTCCATAGTCGCTGTAAATCGTCTAAAGTCGCAAATGAGTTCATTAATCATCATCCTTTGCTTCTTTCTTCTGTTTAGCTTTAGTTTTCTTTTCTTCCACTGGTTCCCATGAGCCTGATAGCACGCTATCTGACTCAATAATTACACCAGTATCCACATTTCTATACTTCATAAGCATGACCTACGCTTTAACACGAGCAAATGCTTTTTCGTCTAGGATTCCCCATCCGATATACGCTTCTGCGCGTAAGCAGATTTCGTTGTATGCTTTTAAGTCGCGACCTGTACCGTCTGGATCACCAAATTGGATAATTTCCATAGGAACGTTGTCAGCGTAGCCCCATTTGAAACGATTTTCGAAATCCCCTACAATTGCGTGGTCTGTTTCAGCAGTTCCGCCACTTCCATTAGTCACTGTTAAGTTTTTGTTCATATCAGAAGCCATTCCGTAGAATGATTTAGGATTTTGCCCAAAACGGAATTCAGGGTATTGAGCAACACCGTTAACTTTGATTTTAGCTAATGCTTGTCCACCTGTTGGAGATAAAGCAATACCTGTAACGTCACTACCGTTTGCTACTACTGTTTGAACTGCTGCGTCGATGTTGTCATCGAAAGTTGCTTCAGCGTAAGTAACTACGTTGCTCTTAACTAATCCATCGAATGAGTTTGTATCGCGGAAAGTTGCGTCTGCCATTGTTTTTGGCTCTAATCCGTGAATTGCTGCAATATCGAATGCTTGAGCAATTTTCTTAGCAAATCCATCAGTGAACGCTTCTAAGTAATCAACTTGTTTTTCTTCAGAAGCACGTAAGAATTCGTCTGTAATACGAGCTTGGTAAACGAATTTTAAAGGTTTGATGATTACAGATTCATTTTTAGCTTCTCCTGCTTCTTTCTTTTTACCTTCCCCAACAATTTGAGCGTTACCTTCTAAGTTGAATACCATTTGCTCAGTTCCGTTAAATGGAATTGGTTGTTGTTGTGATAAATTAGCTAATACTGATTTACCTTGTACTTTAGAAAATAATTCTTTTACTAATTCTGGTTTAAACAATGTTCCTGCTTGTAATGTTGTCATATATTTTCCTCTTTTCTTTTTGATTATTGATTTAATTCTTGTAACATTTGTCGCATTGCTGTCGTTCTGCCATCGCCTACGACTGGTTCAACATCTTTCAGTGGAGCGACTATTTTTGGTTTGATAAATGCAGATAAACGTTCCGCATCGGCTTGCAAGCTCTCTTCGTCGCTACCTTGTAATCTGTCTACCAACTCGTACGGAAGACCGTTGCGCAATGCAATTTGTGTACGAAGCTGTGTTCCTTTGAACTTCTCAACAACTTGGTTAACTTCTGCTAATTCAGACTCTTTAGCGCTAATAAATTCGTCTTTCTCAGCTAGTAGTTTGCTGTTGCTGTCGATTGTTGCTAATAACTCAGCGTTCGTTTTTTCCAATTCCTTCACACGAGATTCAAACTTTTCTAATCCGGCATACTTCTCTTTCTGACGAGCGAGTCGTTCACCAATGATTCGGTCTAGTTCTTCTTGTGTTTCAATCGTTTTAAATTCAGACATGTTACTGTCTCCTTTCTCCGCGTTAACCTGCGCGTACAGTAATTTTTTATTAAAAAAAGCCACTACATAAGCAGTGACTTTTAGTTTAATAACTGATTTTTTGCTTTTTCTTTGGCTTAGCTGTTGCACAAAGCCAATGCGCTAACAAGGCGCTGTCCATAAGACTGATATCTACATCATCGAAGTGTGAACGATATCCAAATCCACCGTTTGAACCAATATTACGTTTGTCGCAATTGGTTACGACTTTGGAAAGTGACGGTTGACCTGAGTGACAAATGGTTTTTTGATACACACCTTGCTCAAACATAGCGTTTGCCACGATGATTTCTTTAACGGTTGGCAGCACTACATTCCTGATTCTGAACTCTTTCAATTCATCATCGAGAACTTTCTGTCCACTAGCACCATCGATAGCTATTTGGGATGGTTTTGCTTTCCTTAAGAAGTCAACTATCCATCCGTTACCATTTCGAACAGACTGACAATCGACAGTTTCAACGAAGATATCATCGAAATCTGTTCTAATAGCAATGCTTAACGCCACGTTAGTGCCATCTTGCCCATATTTTATTCCAACGAACATAGGTCCTTTAAATTGAGGCACTTCATCAAGTCTAAGAGCTTCCCACTCAGCTTCTGATATTGCTGATTTTTGGTTATATGTAGGCCAAAAGCCAAGACGTTGGATATTATGGTCCAATTTATCGTCACCGAGTTCGGCTTCAATCTTCCGTTCATCTAAGTGATATCCCATTGAAGGATTGGAATTGTACCAAGCCTCAATGTCTGATATCTCTTTTTCAGTAGGAACAGACCATTCTGCCCATCCGGAATACTTACCTCGACCAAACAGACACGTTTCACGGAATTTGCTGAACACAGTACCGCTCGATACTGGAGTTGGTGGAGTACCGCACATAACAGTGATTGGATTATCACTGTCAGTAACTGTATACTTCAATGCAGACTCTTGCTCAGTCGTATATTCTTGAGCTTCGTCTATGATCATGATGTCGAATCCTTCACCAAGTCCGCCATTCGAAGTACGAGTCCTGAACTGCAGCACTCCTTCTGTGTTGGTTAAAGCTATTCGCTCTTGACCTTTAGCGCGGATGGATGTGAAGTCTTCACCATCAACGTAACCCATCTTTTCTAAATACCGTTTGACCTTCTCAAAAGAAGAGTGTGAGGTACTAATTCGATGAGCAGTGTGTAATATATTCAATCCTTTGTGTAAGCCCCAAAGTTCGAGCATATAAAGAAGTTCGGATTTCCCATTCCGTCGTGGAATCGAATATCCGAACTTTTGATGGACCCATAGTCCTTTCTTATCAACAGCCATCATCGCCTCTAGTAATTTCTTCTGCCAGATATAGCTGCTTAATCCTGTTTTTTCATAAATTTCTATAGCTTCTTTACTGAGAGACCTTTTCTTAACGTGAGGCAGGATGACTGATTGTGTAGGAAGCTGATTCCCATATTTTTTTCTAGCCATTCACTCATCCTCTCTTGATTAAATAGTAGCTTCGTAGTATAATAAAGTAAAAGGAAAGTTGGTTTGGCACCAAAAGGATTTTTATCCGGCGCCTAAGCTAACTTTCCTTTTTTAATACATCTACAACTAGATTTCCTCTTTTTATAACAGATATATTTATACCTCTTATTCCTCTTCTATAAATCATATCCAGTTGTTTTAAAACTTCCTCGTTTGATAACAACGAATTTGTTATATCAAATATAATATTTTCCGACTGTTTTTTAGCTTTTCTACAATTCTGATCTATAGTCCCTTTACTGTTCCCAGTTATTTCCTTTAGATCAAATTTTTTATCATTAATAAGATAATCAGGCGTATTCACTCTCTCTGGATAATTCACTCTTGGCACCATCTGAACATGAACTCCAAAAGTATTCGCCATCCACTTTCCTACTTCTTTTTCTTTCTCAGAATAGTCGAGAACAACGTGCTTATCATCAACCTTTAACTTTTTCTCGCCTACATTCCAGAACAATAAATCATTAAATTTAGCTTCTTTGTAGTTTCCCAACCATTCTTCTTTTACACTTATATAATTTTTTGTTTTTCTGATTGATTTTACACTTTGTTCTTTTGGTTCTACATTACTCCATTTTTTACTCCACACATTTTGTTTTTTCCCATCTCCTGGATGATAATCTACTGTACAAGTGCATCTAGCATGCCGTCTGAACACATCCTTGCTAACACCGGGATAAATGTAAATGCCGGCTAGTTTGCTACACCAAGCACAACAATTTCCATCAGTAGTACGAACAATCTTTGGTTTCAATCCCGATTTAAAATGGAAATCTGCATTAACTTTGATGTGATTATCCACGATGTTTTGATTAAAATTAACGATAGGCTCTTTAAGAATCCATGCCACATCGTCGAACTTCTCTTCGTACGATAATCGGTTTACTAATCCATCAATTCTTCCTTGATTGATTGGAGCTTGTATGACTTTCAATCCAATTCCAGCCTCTTTGTTTAAGATTTCTTGAACTTGCTTAGCGTATGAACTTACCATCTTATGGTTGGTTCCAAGCGTTTCATTCAAAATACGACTAGCGATATTAAAGTGCATTTTTCCATCCGGAAGAATTAATCCACTAATGTTGTTTTGAAGTGCCTCAGAAAGAATCTGACCTAATTTAGTCGCAAATTCATGAGCATCTATAAAGTTAGCTTTACCACTTCGCGCTAGAAGTAGTAATCTCTCTAATTCTGCGCTCTTTTCAGCATGTTTAAAAAAATCTTCTTTGATTTTTTCAAGAAGTTCTGGAACGATATCATCCATTCACATCAGCTCCTTTAATTCCTGTTAAATCGCGAATGGTTTCTGCTGTGATATATCCTGGAAGCACTTGGTTTAGCTTAATTGCTCCATCTCCGAGCATAGTCAATGTAGATGCATCCGCTTCGAACAGCGGTTCCCATTTAACTACAGTTTTTGAGAATTCCTTACGCATAAATCTGAAATCATCACGTAAGCACACAGCTACATAAGCAACGTTTAAAAATCCTGAACCTAGAGAACGTTGTGCAGCTTTTCCTGCAAGTCTCAAATTCTCATGGCTTGCTTTAATAGCCTCAACGCTAGATGGATTATCAGAAACGAATCCTAAGTCATCAAGTGTTAATCCTGTTTCACCAGCAAAGCCTGCCGCTGCCATTTTCAGTTGCTCAACAAAAGGTGTCATGCTTGCAGCCGTGAACTGACCAACTGAAGGTTTATCTCCATCGTCATCTTTAGTGAACATGATAAAACTTGAGATAGTTGCTTTAAGACTCTCGATTGTTTCTGCTTCTTGGCTCACTCCTAAAACATATTTTTGAGGGAATGAGTAGAATTCAGCCGTTACTTCTGAACGTTCAATAGTTCTTTGAGCTGTTTTCTGATAATCAATTCCAGAACGCGTGATTCTTGAACGTCCAAACGGTCTGTCTGCGTCGGGTCTATGGATAATAGGCACTAGCAGTGGAATACCTATTGGATTTTCAATCGAGTAAGGTTCTTTTCCTTTTGGATAGAAGATTGTTTCATCCGGTGTGAAATACGCTTCTAATAACGGTCTATCGTAATCATCACGCTTAAGAACTGCATAACCTTCTGTCAGCAGATTAGTAATTGGATCTATAATCCCTGTTGCGTTGCTCGCCTCAATCACTTGTAATCTAGGCATTCCTTCTTCATCTTTTGAAATGTAGATAAAGCAACATGAACCAATCAATGCAGATAGGATTGCTGAATCAAAAAAGATATCCGGATTGTTGTACTGAAAGATTTCATTAGCGTTAAATGCATCGTTCGAAAATTCTCTGAAAATCAATCTGTCCGCTAAGCTATCTACAGCTTTAGTTGTCCATCCAAGAACTGTCTTGTACTTATCTCGGATTTGAGCTGGAATAGTGACTCCATCCGTGTTGTCTCTTTGCTTCATTGAGTAATAGTTATATCTTAGTTGCACTCTACTGCGATATCCGTCCAATTTTCGTCGGAGGTACGCTTTACCTTTCAATTCCATTTTTCATTTCTCCTTTTTTGAAATTTCGCGCGAGAAAATTTGTACAATACTGCCAGGAAGCTCGGCCAAGGCAAAGGGTAGGTTCCCCTCCCCCCTATCACTCAGGCCTATCACTCAGGTTTGTAATTTGCCCAATCTCTAGTTTGCGGCAAATTTCGGTTACCGAGGACTTGTTTCACTTCACGCGCTTGATTAAATAACTTATCTGATTTCTGCCTGTTGCATGTCCAGTGAGAGAGTTGCAGGTTCTCAATGTCGCTTGGATGTCCACCTTTGTTTATAGGAACGATGTGGTCTATCACTGGTGACAATGGATGTGGATACTTAAGCTTGAAGTCTACAGGCTTTCCACAAATTCCACAGACGTTTTGCGTCTTGAATATCTTCTTCTTATTCTTTTCGAATGCTACTCGGTGTGGTCCAATCCTATCTGGTCTTACCATTTCATTTCATCCTTTAATTAAATTTTATGCTCCAGGGTCGCTTTAACCCCTCGGGGTTTAATTGTATGGGGGTGTTTTCATTATCACACCGCCATTTCTAAAGGGGTGGGGGTACTAAATATTCAAGGGTACGGGGGTATTCTTGAATTTATCATATCTTATATTGTGTTAAATTCGAGCAACGCTCGAAACCATTGATTTAATAATGTTTATTTAACTTTTCTTTTTTGAATTTACAAATTCTCAATATGTTAAATTAAACGTCTCTACAAGTAGAAATCGTCCATTGATTTATCCTGTTGGTCTTGCTGGATTCCGATGTATCGAAGTGTTATATCCGGACTCGCATGGTTGAATAGAACCATCAACATTGCTACATCTTTATTGTTCTTGTAGTGATGGTATCCAAATGTCTTGCGCATCGTATGTGTTCCAACGTTCTCGATTCCAATATCTTCTGCTGCAGCTTTGAGAATGTAATAAGCAGCTTCACGAGTGATTGCTTTATTCTTTCCCTTTCTGCTTTTGAATAGATAGTCATGTGGGTTCATGTCTTTGATGTACTCTTGTACTTCTTTACGGAAAGACCTGTTCATCTTTCTTTTGAGAATCTTTCCTGTCTTTAACTCTCTGATGTTCACATACTGCCCTTGAACATCCTTAGCTTTTAATTTAATAATGTCACTGATTCTTAATCCAAGATTGATTCCAAATACGAACAGCATGTAGTTACGTTCGTTCCATTCTTTTAAATAATCTTTCATAGCCTGGATGTCATCAGGGTCTCGAATAGGTTCTACGAAGTTCATACTGTTTCCTTTCTTAAAACTAAAGAGCGTACTTATTAGCACGCTCTTTGACAGTTTTTGTTGGTTTATCTGGGGAATTACCGTGAGTGGAGTCGAACCACTCTACATCCAACACGGCACTGTTAGCAGTCGTCCATGCTGCCAACTTGGATACACCTTTTTCAGGACTGGCTTTTTAAAGATGTTTCCGCATCTCTATCCTTGTATCTACACGATACCACAGTACATATTATAAAATAATTCCCTTAAATTGTTTTACAAACTTTTTTAGTCATATTCTACAATAAATGAACTACTCTTCTTCGTCGTCTGTTGTACCATCTTGATATACATCTACACCTAGTGCGTATGCTAGTTGTTTAATACCTTCCATTCGTATATCTCGAATAGTGAATTCACTGTAGTTCATTTCACTTCCGATTAGTACATCGCTTTGCTCCTGGATTAATGATCTGTAAATTACTACTCGATTAACTGACGGAATACTATTCAATGCAGTGTTTACACGTTCAACATAATCTTTGAATTTCTTTCCTACAGTGTCGCTCCACAGTGCAGCGTCTTCTGTTGACGAGTGAAACTCGTTGGTAAATGAAGGTGGGACAATCGTATACTGAGGAGTGATGCGAGGCTCACTCTTCAGATACAACTTGTTTAATGCGTTCTTATATCTACCGATGACTTTCATCACCTCTCGCTTTGTCGCTTTATAATCTAGTTCCGGATAATCAAATAGGTGAATACTTTCCAAATACTTGCACCTCAATTCATTAGAATGGCAAGTCATCGTCTGATACTCCATTGAATGGATTTTCTTCAATTGGTTGAGCTGTATTGCTTCTAGATTCTGTTACTTTCTTTGATTCTAATAACGAGAAGTTCTCTGCAACTACTTCTGTGATGTATTTTTTACTGCCATCCTTCTCATAACTTCTTGTTTGGATTCGTCCTTCGATTCCGACTAGTGAACCTTTATTTGTGAACTTGATAAAGTTATCTGCAGCAGTAGACCACATCAAACAATTGATGAAATCTGATTCGTATTCACCATTTTGATTTTTGAATTTCTTTTGTACTGCAATACTGAACTGCGTGTACTTAGTACCGGTTGTTGTAAATTTTAGCTCTGGTTTCTTTGTTAATCTGCCTACTAGCACAACGTTATTAATCATTTTCTTACCTCCAAATATTTCTCATGAGCTTTCAAATCGCCTTTTAAAATTCGGCTCACTCGTTTGAATTCTTTAATTGCTTGAGACCTCATAGGTTTAATTCCGTCCTTACGAGCCTCGTCTGTTTCTGGAATGTAATATCCAGTTCTTCCGTTTCGTTCTCCGATGATCACAATTCCGTATCGATTAACTAACGTATCAATTACTTTCTTCACTCTACGTTCCGATAGCTTAGTAATGCTTGAAATATCCACTCGGTTAATTCGTCTAGTGTCGCTTACTGGAATTAGTCTTAATACCATTCGTTCTTCTGGACTCATTCTTTCCATTATCCAAGCTCCTTTAATTCTAGTAATCTATCTAAGTTGTAACCTACCCAGGCATTATCGAAATTTTTATCTAACGTAACAACTGGCATACTTTTGAATCCAAGTGATTTAATTTCTTCTAATGCTTCCGGGTTTTTAATCACATCCACTGTATCGTATGGAATTTTATTTTGATTTAGCCAAATTTTAGTCATCTCACATTGGATGCAATTTGGTTTAGAATAAACTGTAATCATTTACTATCCTCCTTATCGATTGATAAACTTAACACACCTTTAGTGTTAAAAGTCACTTTTTTCTTATACATAATAAATTGCACTCCTTTTTGTTTCTGAAAACTCAAAAAGCATTTGCCCTGATTCGCTAGTGTCATATCCGTATGTTTTATCATACGATGAATGCTTACTAGGACTTTGTAGTTGATACCAAGTTAACCCTGCGAACGATAGTGATTTCTCATGATGAAAGTGCCCAGTAATGAGATACCGTGATTTACTTTCTCCCCATTCCTTTCCGAAATGCGCTACCATGATTTCAACTAGCTTGTTTGCATTTTTTACCTTATCCCCGTGATGCATGAAAATGGAATGGTTTCCTAACCATGCGTGTTTGAATTCGTCAAGTGAGGTATCAAACTCGATCTGTGGATATAAGCGTTCTAAACCGTTAATAAACATGTAGTCAGTAGATGGTGCATGATTGCCTTTTAGATACACGACTTTTACGTTTGGACTGTTTTCAAGCGCTAATTCTAATAGTGGTAATAAGAACCGATACCCTGCCTGAACACCGTCTCGAAAATCCACTTCATCAATACGTGTACCTTTTTCAGTAGTGTTCAGAAAATTATCCACATGGAAGTAATCTCCATGTAATGTGAATAAGATTTCTTCATACTGGTTAATAATCTTATCTGCAATCTCCCGTCTTAATCCTTCATAGTCTTTATCTGTGTTTAAACCGAAGTGCATATCTGCTAGTGGAATTAATAAATAATATTTTGGTAATTCTTCACACGATAACTCGATTCTGCGCGGCTCGATATCTTCAAAAAATTGTTTTATTTCTTCTAGCGTGATTGCTGCTTGATTCTTAGGGACTACAACGATTTTAGACTGGTAATTATAATACGTTTCTCCATTTGTTGGAGTAGTCCATTCGTTAGATGTAGCTGATTTTAATGTGACTTCTTTAGGGTCGAATCCGTGTAACTCAATTAGTTCTTCATTCGTGAATACTTTCTTAATTTTCTGTCTTACTCGAATCTGTGAACCGATTGAACCGTCATCGTTATAATCTTTCTGTTGGAAGTCTTCTTGCGTGTGATTTCTAGCAACGGTTTGCCCTTTCTGTGCTACCACCATCTCTTTATATCGCTGTGTGTGTCGCACCTTTCCTCGTACAGAATCCATACTTGGATAACCTAACCGATTAGCAATCTGTATCCACGAGTATCCTTCTTCTTTCAAGTCTAGAATACGGTCTTGTTCCTCTTTCAATGTATCACTCCCTAATTAACTTTCAATCAACCACTCTATGTTCTTTCTAGCTTTCTTTAAGTCTTCGACTCCATTTTTTTCAGCATATCTTAATAAGTATTCCACAGCGCTACACCATCTATGAGCTTCCATGCCTTTTTTATTTTTAACAAAATTTTCAAGTACTTCTTTCACTTCTAATCCTTTTTCACCTACATAGTGACTAGGCTTATTTACTGCTTCTTTTATTCGAGCATTTTCTTGTAAATTCATCTTTACCCCTCCGCAAACAGTTTTTGAATTTCATCACCAAACAATTCAATAGCACGTTCGGCATCTTTTTCGTTTTTGAAATAGCCAAAAGTGGCAATCCTGTTGGCGTAATTCACTGAATCAAGTACTACTTTTGAATCGATAATTTCTAGATAATGTTTAGATTTAAAAGAATCTGACCAATCCGCCTTCCAATCCCCATTACATTCGTCCCTGAACGCTCTAAATCGTGTTAGTAGGTTTCTGCGTTTGGCTTCTAGTTCTGCTTCTTGTTTGGTTGGGAAGATGTGACCCTGGTTAAATGTTTTTTTATTAGCAACACTATTATTCCAAAAAAGAAATTTAACTAAACCTCTAGAATTAACAATATAATATTTATCCCTATCCTTATACGGGCATTTCATCTTCCAGTCTTTTTCTTTTTTGCCTTCAAAACTGAACATTTCTGTCACTATTTTATTTACGTTTTCGCTGAATTGAGCCAATGCTTTTTCTAATTCATTAGCATATTTTTCATGTTGTTCTGTCATTCTGATTCTCCTTATCTAAAGTCCTTTTGTAGCTTTCGTAAACCTCTCTATACCCATCCCGATCCATTTCAACGTCATGTTTTTTTGTGAATGTGATTATATATCCCGTTTTTTCTAAAATGTATTGTCCCGAAAATCTATTCAACCACATCAACATTGCTAGTTCCGCAGTTGTTTCAAAGCAGCCTAGGTACTCGTCACACTCTCCACACATAGGACACGGTCTGTCCGTTTCTATCTGTTCATCTTTGATATACAGTTCCGATTGGCAATTCACGTATGCGTATCTTTCCATTTAATCACCTTCTTATCTATTAATATAGTAACCAGCAATTGCATCTAATATAAAGCATCCTTCATGTACTTCTTTTTCATTTCTAAACCGCCAAGTGTCCTTGTCTCCTACATAAGTAAATTTAAGGTATTTTCCATATTCAATACAGTATTCCCTTACACCGTAGAAAATATATTTTTTTTCACCTTTAAGCAATACAGTTAGTGTCATTTAATATCCCCTTCTTCAATCAACCATTTCAGGATTTTTCTTTACAGCTTCATTTAAGTTAACGGCATCTTCCACCGCCTTCAATGATGTTTCGAATCCAAGTAAGAAAGCGAATCGTTCATTATAGCTCATCTCTTCTAGCTGACCATAGTTGATATCTTCCTGGAACTGTTTCAACGCTCTGTCATACATTGACATATCTTTGTATTTACAATGTGCTACAAGCAAGTAATGTACATCGTCTTTTAATTTATCAAGTGGTGTTTTCTCTTTCATTATTAATCCTCTAACCTTTCAATTAACAAGTCCAAATGTTCTTTTTCTTTTTTTAATTGGATCATTTAAATTCATTTAATTCCGGCTCCTTCAAAATAATCTTCTAATCTATCCATGATTTTCTTTCTAGTCTGCCATCCGATTTCATACGGATTTCTTAAAAATACATTCAATGTGACTGTTCTTACTTGCAAGATGTCTCTAGCCATGTGTTTGAAGTTGTTTTCTGAGTCAGCAATCATATCTTCGATATCATCTCTAGTCTTCAACAAGATTGAATCATACAGTGCATCCAGTCTGTTATGTCCAATGTTGCTATCCATCTTGTTAATTTTGAAAGGCTTAGGTGCTGCAGCCACTTCAACTACATTGCCTGTCACTCCATGTTCCTTCATGAATTTTCGTGCAGCTCCATAATTTTTGAATGTCATCGCTTCTTTTTGACTTGCTTTAAATTCAAAAGTGTAAACTGGATGGTGTCTGTTAAGATATCCCATCATGCTGCTATGATCATTAATTTTTTTAAAGTACATATTGCCATGTTTAATTACAAATACCATACGCTTGCTCCAATTCAGTCATTATTTCTATATCTTTTCTAATTTTTTTCATTGTTTCGCTGTGTGGGTTTTCTACATTGTAAGTAGCTATTATTACACTGTTTCTATCTTCAATCAGACGGAAGCCGTACAGCTTCTCTAATCGAGCCACTTCAATCGCTTGCTGGATAGCCTTATCTTTCTTTTTTTTCTGTTTCTCGATGTATGCTACTGCATACTTATGTTTATACAGACTCATTGCCTTAATGTTTTTCTGGCATTGCTTAGCTTCCTGCAGCATAACCATTACAGCTCTTGTAGTCTTCAATCCTTCAGACTTCATAATCTTTTCGAATTCTATCGCGTTCATCCTAAAACTCCTCTACAAAGTCCATTCTGGCTTTAAAGAATTTGAAAGTAGAATCCATCAAATCGCCTTCTCTGTTCTTCTTGATTGAGAATTTAACTCGTTGATAGCCTTCATGATTCGCTTCCGTTTCTTCATTGCTCAAGAATCCAACCACATTCGAATCTTGCTCAATGGAGCCAGACTCTCTCAAGTCGCTTAGTACTGGTGACTTATCCTGGCGCTGCTCTACTCCTCGTGATAGCTGCGATAGGATTACGATAGGCACTTGCTGCTCGTTGGCTAGATTCTTCAATTCGCGTGTAATCTGCTCAATTTGAAGCCTTCTGTCGCGATTGTTATTTACTTTGATAAGCCCTACATAATCAATGACGGCCAAGTATTTACCTGGCGCTTGTCCTGCAGCTCGTTCTTTGATAATGCCCAGGATGTGATTTAATTCAGATACTGTGTCATATACTTTTAAGTCTTTACTCTTAAAGTATTCAATAGTCGCTCTCACTAGCTCCTTATCGCTATCTTTAAGCATCTTGTTCATCTTTCGTAAATAGTAAGTGTTGAGCGTTGTCATCTTAGACACGAATCTGGAGAACACTTCTTTTTTGCTCATTTCTAAGCTAAACAAGTCTATTCTTAATCCTTCATTTCGTCTGAGCGCTCTATCGATTAGATTAATTGCCCATGCACTCTTTCCAACCGATGGACGAGCACCTACAGTGACTAACATTCCAGGGCCAATGCCTCCGCCAAGCGCAGCATCAAGTCCACTGAATGTCTTAATTCCATCTTCAATATCATGCTCAAGCTCATACTCGAATTGCTCGAATGTTTCAGCTAAATCACCAACATTCTTTTTGCGTGAGAGTTTAGAAATAGCGTTCAATAACTCCAGCATTTCAGCCTCAAGCTGCTTAGTTGGAAATGCTGTATGTTCTGCTTTTACTTTTTCCAACTTTGCTCTTAAATATTCATGATGTAGCTGGTTAGCTAAATAATCCAATCCGCTTGTAGTTGCATTCTCTTGCTGTAGTGCTAGTAGATACTCATATCCGATAGAATTATCCTTCAACTCAGCTCTTACTTTAGCGAATAGCTCCATTAATCCATCTAGACGGCTGCCATTATTATTTAAGATTTCAAAGATCGTTTTGAAATGATTATCTGTAAACCACTCAGCTTGTAGATATGTTGATTGAGCTTTGTTAAAATCTTGCAGCAGTGCTGCTATGATTGATTTCTCTAATTCATAGTTATTCATATCAACCCTGCCATTCTGAGCCATATAGCTCTCTCATCTTATCTGCCACTAATTGTCCAGAAGATGCTTGCTGCGCTCTTGCTGGGGCCTCGTTTAAGTAGTCCTCGAATTTTTCGCTGAATAGCGTTCTTGGTCTGAGATATTGATTCATCTTTTCATTGTTTAGCCATTGCTTACACTTGATGTCAATCACTCTCTCAAAGTCTTCAACTGTGAAGCCGTTATCTAGCAGCTTGTGGATTAGCTGTGCTGTTTTCTTAGTCTTAACAGAGTACTTCTTACCTGTTCGTTTATTCAAATAATCAATGATATGCTTAGTCTCCTCAGTCCATACAACCTTGAGCGGTTTCTCCTCGGAGACATTATTATTATTCTCTGTAGTAGTCTCTGTGTATTCTCTGGTATAGGTCTGTTCAAATTGAACACATCCATCTGTTCTATTTGAACACATCGTCTGTTCAAATTGAACACATCGTCTGTTCACACATTGGTACTCGATTGTGTACCATTTTGTTTTGTCAAACTTTTTCTTGTTGAAGTTCCCAATTCTAATTACTTTCTGCTTTTCTAAGTTGCTTAGAGTCCTTCTGATAGTCATTGTTGACCAGAATGGGAATTCTTTTTGCCAATCTTCTAATGTTTTGTAAAACCATTTGACTCCTTCAAACTCATTGCTGCTCTTAAGCAGCCAATAGTGCATTTGCTGAAGCATTATGGCCTCGTTTAAACCAATCTCTCTGGCAAGTGATGGCAGTACTTGAAGAGGTGGCTCATCTATTAATAGTCTGCTCATTGCTTTTCCCCTAATTTATGCTATAATTTAGTTAGTTATTTTATGAATGGCGGCTGTTTTAAGTCGTCATTTTTTATTTTTCTAGCAGCTCCAGTGCAGTCTCGTAAGCATCCTCTAGACTGTGATGTGTGCTGCTGCTTTTATATATGCCGTTGATAACACTTAGATGATACTTACCATTCAAGAATTTAATAGTCCCTACATTCTCTGTGTTATTCATTAAATCAAATTCAGTGCTATCAAATAGATTTTCTATCAAGCTAATCATCGAAAATCACACCTTGTCTAATTGCATCCACTTTATCTAAGTGCTGGTTAACTGAACCAACCCATAAGTGCATAAATGCAATTATTCCAATGATTGCTAATGTTGAAAGTCCTAAAAATTTAAAGTATTTCTTAATGAAGTTCTTATTGAAATCTTTCCAGAAAGCTTTTCTTTTAAGCTTCTTAGTTCTTGATATTTCAACTCTACTCATCTTCTTCTATCCTTCCGTTCATCCCACACTTTCTGTATGGCTTCGATATGATCCGCTTTATATTTATATGGCCTTGTATCAACTCTTCTAGCAGCAACGACTACAGGATGATTTCTCACATCGCTTTTGAGCCACGCGCTGGAACTCGTTCCAATTTCAGCACACAATTCTTCAGTTGTTATCCATCTCTGTTTACTTCTTGAATCAATAAATGGCTTTATTAAATCAACAAATTTTTCTGGATTTCTTGCTACCACTTCTAAAAATATTGGCTCGTAGTAATCGAGTGTTGCTTTTTCCATTTTTGCCTCCTTTCTGTATCTTTTAGGACACTTACTCATTAAAAAAAATTTCCATCAAATCTTCTTGAGTTAAATCAAGTACTTTTTTGCAAGCAATGATTTCTTCTCTTCGAAATGATACAGCGCCTGTCATTCGCTTGTGATATACTGTTTTGCTGAAATTTCCGTGTACATTTTCGTTCATCTTTTCAATGAACTCTTCAACTTTCATGCCTCGTGCGTAAATTTTAGACTTTAACAAATTGTAATTCATAAAAACACCTCTTTTCACGTTGTGTCATTTAAGACACCTTTATAATACATCAGAAAAAATTGCTTGTCAACAGTTATTTTGTCTTTTTTGACACTTTTTCTATTTTTTTTGCTTTTTTTGTTGTCTACAAGACACATAAAGAGTATAATGTATTTCAAGAAAGGGGCGGTTAAAATGCTTAATTTAAAGGCTCAAAGAGAATCATTGAAGTTAACATTAGAAGATGTCGGCAATTATGTTGGTGTCGGTAAGAGTACTGTTAGAAAATGGGAAAACGGCATGATAAATAACATGGGTAGAGATAAAATTTTAAAGTATGCAAAGATTTTACAAATTAGTCCATTAGCTTTAATCGGTGAAGTAGAGTCTGAAACTCCAGATTGGGCCAATAAGCAGGATGAGATTGATATTGAGAAAGCTTTAAAATTAAATACAACAGCTATATCCTATGATGGAATTGAATTGACAGAAGATGAAAAAGAAAAGGTGGATGCAATTATTAGAAGCGTTCTTTGGGATAAATTGAAAGACAAAAAGGAAGGATAATTATTGGATATTAACACATTAGTAGAAAATCATCGAACAGCTAATCCATTCGTGATTGCTGATAACTTAAATATTAGTTATTTGTATGTTGATTTTCCATCTAGATTAAAAGGGAGAATTATCGTTACAAACGATGGAGAGCCTATTATATTACTGAATAATTCTTTGAAAAACTCGAATGAGAAGTATTTAGTTATGGCTCATGAATTGAAACATGCTATAGATCATGCTGATTTAATTGGGTACTATTCTGCATGCTATGGTGGTAAAGGAAAGTTAGAGCTAGAAGCTAATAAATTTGCAACAGAATTAATGCTGCTGCTCTATCAAG